CCCGACCGTGCCCGTGCCCGACGTGTACGAAGCCGCCGCAAGCAGATTGCCCTTCCACGACGTGTTGCCGGGAGTCGTGCGGTTGATGCCGCCGTACACCGCCACGTTCGTCCCGTTGTCGAACGCATCGACAAACGAGTTCGGCAGTAGCGAGTTCGCCGTGTTGTTCGAGTAAAGCAGCCCGCCCATGTTCTGGACGGTCACGCTCCACACGTCGTTCATCCGCGCCTTCAGCAGCGAAATCTCGCGATCCGTCGCCTGAATGACCGTCTCACCAAACGGCAGCGGGACCGGAACGACCCAGTAGCACGTCGGAAACTGCGCGTTCTGCACGCCAGGGGTAATGACGGGGGAGTTAAATCCACCGCCGTAACCTGTAAATTGCCCTTGGACCATCGATTGGCCCTGAATTGGAATCGTGATCTGAGAAAGACCACCAGCCGACTTCTGTGCAGCCCCAAGTAGATAAAATAGCGTAGGGGTTGCAAAATAGATCTGGACGAACAACCTTGGGACGAAAGCTCGTCTCGTCGCGGCAGTCAGTTCCTGGTAGAGGCTGCCTGTAGGTACTGCGCCCTGGCCTGGTAGCGGCATGTTCTAGTCGCCTTCTTCTACTGCTTGACACACGGAACAGATATCGAGCGCGGCAATTGACATTACGCGGCCTCCACCGGAGTAGGCGGTGGAGCGGCAGCAGCAGGAGCCGGCGCTGGTGCAGGTTTGGGAACGGGCGCGGGGGCAGGGGCAGGGGCAGGGGCAGGCTTAGCCGGCGGCGGCAGCAAATCACTCGGCGTCGCTACCAAGCCACCATCGGCAGGTAGTAACACGACTTCGTGAACATCGGCCGGTTGCGGGTCGTCAAACGAGTCCAGGCGCTGGGCCGTCCACGCATCGTGCCGATCAGTGCCCCCCATCGCCGCATCGGCACTTAGCCTGCCCAAATCCGGCTGCCGCAATGCCCATTGGCGGAATGCGGCGGGTGAAGTTACGACGGCGACGGAGCGCATCACTTGTCGCCCTTGCTCAGCGGAGCATTGGGAAGATTCTTAACGTCATTGGCGGGGATCGTCGCACCCATGCGCTCGCCCACCATACCGGCGCGCGGCGCTCCGCCAGTCATCGGCGCGACGATCAGATCGGGCACGGCCTTGGCTGGCGCGGGGGTGCGGAAGATGCGCTCGGACATTATCGGTTGTTCCGCACTTCCATGATGGCGTTCTGGATCGCTGGACCGAGGAAGGCATCTTCATTGCCATCAAACAGCGGCTTCAGATCGGGAGCCTGCTGCGCGGCGGGGGCAAAGAAGTCCCAACGGTTGCCGCCGGTCATCAGCGGCTCCGGGGGCGGATGCAGGCGCTCGAAAGCGGGGATTGCGACTTCGTGATCCGCAACGCCCTTCTCTTCCATGAACTTTTCGAGGGCATTCAGGCCCTCTTCATTGTTGTACCCGGCGGCGCGGGCCTTCTGGCGGCCCTCCATCCAGCGAGTTTCCAGCGCGCGGCGCGCTGCGGCGGTTTCGTTTTCCTCGCGAGCTGCTTTCTGCTCATCGACAAAAGTGGTCAGAACGCCCTTGATCTCGTTGCGAAACTCATCGAGTTCGCCCCGGATTTTGACTTCCGGGCCAGCGCGTTCAGGTGCGGCAAGGGCAACGGCTTTTTGCGCCATTGCCCGCGCTTCGGGATGCTTCTCGACCTGAGCCAGAACCTGCTGGATACCGCGCAGGTTGCTCAGTTCGGTTTCATCGACTTCTACGAGTGCCATGATCAGGTCTTCGAGCCAGCGTTAGGAACGTGCGAGATGGTCATGTCGCCGGACTGGCGCGGCGTCGGAATGTGATCCGTGCGGCCAGCGATCTCGTTCTGCTTCATCGTTACGCGCACGATCTGAGCGTCCTGCTTGGGGAGACTCTTCGTGTTATCTTGGAAAATGTTGGTTGGCATCCTGTCCTCACGCTGCTGCCGGCATTGGGGGCGGTGCCCCACCAGCCGGTGGTTGACCTGTCTGCGCCGCACGTTGCGCGGCGATCTGAGGCGCTTGCTGCTTCGTCTGCATCAACGCGCGCTGCGCCTCCGTCATCTGCACCCCCAGCGACACAGCCCCGGGAGGAACGTGCTTCGCCAGCTTGTTCACGGCTTCGCGAACGTCTCTGGAAATGTCCGATCCCACCGGGAACATCGGCAGGAGCATTTGAAGGCCCGTGGTCAACACGGCAATTTTTGCCAGCGCCGCCGCCTCGATCCCGCGATTCGGGGTAGGGGTGGATGCTGGCGTTGCTCCCGTGGCCTGCCCTGGCGGAGCACCGCCGGGCGGCTGACCGGGAGGCGGGGGAGCGCCACCCTGCGGCGGCGCTCCTGCCGTAGGAGTCATCCCTTCGACGGGCATGGTCTGCGCGGCGAATGCTTTGGGCGGGATGATTTACGCTTGAACTGCACGGGCTGATTACCGGCGGCCGTGCCGACGCTTCATGCGATAGCGGACCATTGCGGTCTCCATCGTGGGGGTTTGGGGAATCGCGATCGTCAAAGACCTACTTGCGGCCCTTGCGATGCTTTTTGCGGTTGCGCACGTTCATAAAACTGCTCCGTCTCTAAGGTTGCACACCTGCCGCAGCATCTGCTCCCCGAAGGGACGAGAAACGCCTACGCTGCGACACTAGTAATAGTGTGTAGGTGCGCTTGGTCCACAATTGACTTGTGCGGAAGGCATAAGTGGTGGTAAGAGGGGTTCGGAATGAACGGCGCGCGCTCTTTAGCAACCAATACTCGCCTCACGCCGAAGCAGGTGGCCGAGTTAGTCGGGCGCAGCGAACGGACCCTATGGTTCTGGCGGAAGAAGAAGTCCGGTCCCGCCTATGTTCGCATAGAGCGGCAGGTTTATTACCCTGTAGATGCTTTTAATGAGTGGCTGAAGAGCCAAGAGTGGGCCTGATGCCAATCCCGAGTGTGGTGGGGTTCAATTCCCCCTCGCTTGCCGAGCTGTGGTCAGAAATAGGGTGCCAATCCCTTCCTCACTGTCGTCCCCCGACAGGGAGGTTCATTGGGCGCACGGTGGCGCTGGCATGGCAGCCGGGAAAGACCGGCAACTTTAGTGCGGCTTTTGCCCACCCTTGCCGTGGGTGAGGATTTCCGGGTGCTGCTGGATTAAAGCCGCCTGAGCCGCTTCCTTTGCCCGTAAACGGTCCAGCAAAATATCCTTGTGTTCAAACGGCATCTCTTCGATAGCCGATTCCGGCGTCACGATGCCCGCCTTTACGCCCCATGCCAAAAGCTGTTCGTGATCATCGTGGAAAATCGGGCTTGAGCTGTGGGCATCGACGGTAATCCGGCGATCTTCAGGCACCTGAGACAGCAGAAACTCGGATTCTTCCTTGTCGGGATGTGTCCAGATCACCGTAGCCTTCTTGGCCTCGAACAGGGCAAGCGTTGCATCCGCAGCGCTGGCGCAATTACGCTCCACAAGTAGCGCCCGGTCGCGAAGGCGCGGGCTGGCGTTTCGTTGGAGCGTTTCGGCATGATTTCCGGCGCGAACACCCTGTTCACCTTGCCCAGAAAGAATATTCGAGAACCCCGACGCTCGGTCCATTAGCCCCAAAATCTCGCCGATCAGCGGGAGCATCTGTTCCGGCATTGATGGCGTCAGGTCTTTGATAGTCGTGCCGGCGGGAGACGACACTGTGCCTGGAACGCGGGTCAATTGGGCGTAAAGTTCGTCCGTAAGCCCATCGACACCCTCAAATCCGAGAACCTTATCGATCTGGATTCCCATCAGGCGCTGGGTGTCGTCCAGGTGCGAGGTCAGCCACTGTTGCAGCATCAGCAGATCGACCAGCTCCGAACGCCCCCAGAAGTAGTTGGCGACGAAGTTGGGTTGGATAAGCTGGAACGGAATCGTTTCGGGGCAATAGAGGTTGCACGTCTTGAACAGCGGGGCCACGAGGATGTCCGGCTCTAGAAGCTGAAATGTCGTCCAGTCTTCGCCGCCACCCCGCATGTCGTCTTTCACCCAAAGTTCGTGCATCGGGTAAAGCTCAACCGCTACCTGCGGGCCGAGCGTCGCGAAATTCGGGTCATTGGATAGCTGGACAATGCCGCCCGGTTGTGGGCGGGTCATGTTTTGCAGGCCGGTATCCAAGATCGCCGTAGAAAGGACTTGGTGCATGAAACTCGTCGGCTGACCGGCGTTGTTGTCCTTATTCGCGTTGGCAATGATGCGCTTATAAAGTTTCTCGGCATTCGGAAGGCTGCGGACGCGCCTCCAGACTTGCTGGCTCGTCAGCCAGCATGTTTCCAGAAAGTATTCCTGTTCGTGCAGATCGTTGCAGGATTCGTCGCACACGCCGAACTGATGGGGCAGAACGAGCTTGGCTCCCTGATATTTGAACCCCCCGTCGCCATCCATCCCGCCGAGCTGCTTAATCAGGCACGCACCGTAGGTCAGCGCCTCTTTGACACCGTGCCCGAACTTCATATCGACGTTGTGACGTTCCCACTCGCGCGTCACCATCCGCGCAACCACCGCACCCTTTTCCTGCCAATCCTTGCCATAGACGTTTTCGTAATCGAGCGCGAAGCGCAGACCACTCGGAGAAAACAGATGCGACGCAAGGCGATCCACATGCCCGTAAAGCATATTGGCAAGCGCCAGGCCGCCAGCCGCACGCCCCGTCTCCGACCACTGGTAGTATTGCCGATACGCGGACGCGCGCTGTGCCTGACTGACACGGCAATCCTCGACGAGTTTAATCGCGAGCTTGGTCCGCTCTTCCCTCGTTTCAGGGATCAGCAAGGCATCTGAGCGTCCAACCTTTCAGCTATAGACACATCAACCGGCGCTTCACCATGCGCAACCATAATTTTATCCACTCGCGGTTCCAAGATAACCACCCGTCTATTTCTACAGAACAATGGGTCTGAGTAACCTGCTCAACCCATCCTTGAAACTCACCATTCCGCGAAGCCCGACATGATGTTATAGCCTCATCGGCCGTAAAAGCCATCGTTTGCCCTGTTGTGCAGGCAATAGCTAGGCGCGGCACACTGATCCCAATAGGCATACCTTCTTCATCAACGACGAAACAAGGAGGCTCAGTCCAGCGGTAGTAGACGAGCGACACCGCGAAAAACTTCGGGCGCATCATTTGGTTCAGACCCTTCAATCATGGCTTGTAGCTAGCAATACGGCCAGCGCCAACAAGAGAAGCTACCTGCTGATGGTGCTGTGAGACAACAGCCTTGCGCGCGCCCTCACCCGCATAAGCGCCAACGCCGTGCCGATTAGCTTCCGCGAAAGCCATTGCGTTGGCCTGATGACCCGTTACCTGCGGGGCCGCCGCCATCATCTGTGTTACCGGATTCGGCGGCGGCGGCACATAGGCAATGTCACCCTCGCGAGAATTGTCCTTCATGTTCGTGATATGCGTGTGCGCGTAGTCCGATGCGGAACCACCGCCAACCTGCGCCATCATCTCGGCGCGGAGGCGAGAGCTGTCTTCCATCCCGTAATACACATCGTCTACCGCCTTCGCCTTTCCAGAGCGCACGGCGGGCGCTTGCGGAACAAACACGGGTTCTGGCGGAATGTCGAGATTCATCCACGAACCGCAAAGCTCGCACCGATCCGGCGGCGGATCGTCCTGCAAAACGTGCATGAACTTGAACGTCCCCTCGCAATCGGGGCAGCGGTAAAAGCGATTAAAGGCCATCAGAACCGCCTCGTTGCCGGCACTAGCCGACGCATCGTGCCCGTGCTCGCCCGGCGCTGTGCTCGCATCGCTTGCAACGCCGCACCCTCGCGCGTCGCTTGCTTCTCTTTCAAGAAGTAGTCCAATGTCGAGCGGTTGAAAAGAGCGTACTGGTCGATAATCGACAGCGACAACTTCGCGCGCTCCGACTCACGGGTGCGATTTCCGGTGATCAGGCCACGCCGCAATTTCTCGTCCCAGGCGCGCACGCCCAGCGCCAGAGCGAAAGTACGATCGTCTCGCTTGTTGCCCGGAGCGCCGATCGAATCGCCGTCGCGGGTGATCGATTTCATCTCTTCAACGGCATCGATAGAACGCACTAACAGTGTGCTTGAATGTAGATAGTTTCGACAAGCTTCAAAAATCTGGACCTTGTTTTGGGTCGCGGTCTTCCATTGTAACGAGTGCCCCGACGTGAGCGAGTCAGAGCGCTGGAACACGTAATTGCGAGCATTGTTGGCGATGTTCGCGATACCCTTTTTCTCCGCTGCGGCACGCATGTATCCCTGATTGAGCAAACCCTGAATGGATCGATACTGCCGCCACACCTCCTCGCCCGGCCCGTTCAACTCGCAGATCATCAAAATGCGATTGTTCGGCTTCGCGCCGTAGTAACCTACTAGCGACCACAACAATTGAGCGAACTGGTGCGGCTGAATCGTCGCTGTCGCGTATTCGGCGACCTGATCAATGCCATCTGCAAAGCATCGCATCACTTGCGCTGCCGAATTGTTGTTATATTCATTGTGCCCGAAGGCTGGGTCACCCGCCACGATGTACGTACTGTCCTGAACTGGCTCTTCCCAGATTTTGACTTCCATCTCGCGCCGGGTACGGGCGGGGTAGAAGTCGGCATCAACGAAGTTGTCGCCGGGATGAAACCGGAAAGTCTGCGGGCGTGGGGTTGTGGCGATGCGCGCAGAAACCTGAGTCAGCCTATCAGCCTCAAAGAAGGTTGAGCCGGTCTGTTGGAACGCCTCATCTTCGGTCCAGGGCTGCTCCTGGACCAAATTTGTATCTTCCGGTTCGCCTTCTTCTCGCTCCTGCGTTGGGTCCGATCGCTTGCGATACCACGCCAACTGTTCTTGCGTGATATCCCAGCCATACATATCCTTGACAGCATGGATGCGCTTCAGTTCGCTCGGATTTGGCGGCTCAACTCCATACTTCTCAAAGTCAGCAGTTCCACGCGCGATTTCCTGATTGTCCTTTGCCCACCATCCGAAGAAAAGCGCTCGCTTGGCATCGTCCTCGCGAGCCTCGGTCCACATGTCGTGCCAAGAATTGAATCCCCTAGCAGTAGATTCCCATAGGTACAAACGGTCAGGATATTCTTCTGAAAGCGATTGCCTGAAAGAAGTTAACCCTTCATCATTATTCCACGAACACATTTCACTTGCGTGGACAAAGTTTAATCCTACAGATCGCCCTAAGCCACCGCCAGTTCTGCTATTTTTTACCCCTGCCGCCATAAACAATAGTTGGGAATCGTTCTCTAAAATGATGCCGTCCCTATTATCCTCGCGGATGCGCGGGAACTTCACGCTCTTGGGCAAATCGCGGATGATCCCGATGATCTCGCGGCGGGCACGAGCTGTGTTATACGCTGTATCAAACACCATCGCACCTTGAAGGCCGTCATGCATCCCAAGCCATAGGATCGATAGAGCGCGCGCTACTGTCGAAATCCCAAGCTGACGACTTTTAAGGATGCTGATGTCATGGACGCCATCAGCCAACGCACCAAACACTCCGTCAAGGAACATGTTCTGCGCTCGGTAGATGTGATCACCGAGGCAGGTGTGCCCGCCTAACTCCTTACTATTGACGAAAGTGTTGCCAAGAAATTCATAGGCAATCGCGCGGAATGCCTCTACGCGGACTGGATTCCAGCCTTCAGCCATCCATCTTGCGATTCCAACCTTTCTTAACCGGCCTAGGACGACTCAAAGCCTCTCTTTCCTCAGGCCGCAATGGTCGCCTAGCAAGCGAATCAATCGTCGCTATTAATTTCGAGCGCCGTTTTTGTTCCTTTTTCTGACCAGACATTTTAACGCCATCCCAACCCCGTCGCTCGCTTGGCAATCTCCTGCTGAAGCTCGGAGACTGCGCCATCGACGCGCATCTTGATCGACCCCCAGAAGTGATCGATCGCCGGGACACCCTCTACCGTGAACACGGCGATAGGATCGCTTTTGACACCGCTCACGGTCGGCGGCACGATCAGAACGGCACCGGCAAACTCATCCGGGTTCATCAGGTCGATCCTGTCGGCCATTTCGCGGAACATCTCAGCGGGTGTTGGCATTAGACCAAAATCCCTTGACGTGTAACGGGGTTCAAAAGCCGAGCACCCTTTCTTAAATTGCAGTCGAGACAGGCGCAAACGCTATTCTCGACTGTATTTGGACCGCCTGCCGCGATTGGAATTACATGATCGTGCGTCGGACGGCGCGTTTTCGTGAAGGACCGTTTACACCAATGGAGTTCTACAAAACTACAACTTAGGTTTTCGGTTCGCCCACAATTCTGTTTCTGTATGCCACCATGCGCGAGCGTCTTGGTCATACATTGGCATTGACCACCACCATCGCCAATATGCTATCCAATAACGAATCCGTTTCATTTACACTCCTACAACCGCTTGCGCTTCCTGAGGCCCGCTTCGCTGCACGATCCGCGTAAGGCATCAGTTTTTCTTTCTAGCCGTAAAGCCAAGGACATTCTGATGAAGCGCCTCGCCGATGGACGGCGCATTCCAGATTTTCGCCACCGTCTCTGCATCAACCTCATGCTGCGTGCTCTTGCCGTTCTGGTACTCGACAGTTAGCACGCCCGCTTCCTCGTCGTAATCGAGCGCATCAATAAATGAGCTGTAAACGGATTTACGCATCGACCAAAACCTTCATTGCAATCATTTCATCGTCACTCATGCCGCCAAATCCTTGGCCGCCAAATGACACAGGAAGTCGCAAGCGGGTGCGAGGGGGTCGAGCGTCGGCCAGTCTGCCGGTATCTCGTCAATGAAGATGCGCACGTTCGCGATGCGGGTGAGGCGCGCGCCCAACCGCCGCGAAATCTCGGCCATCCGCCAAAAGCGATCCGGGAAATGCAGCCGGATCGCCGCCCAATAGTTCGGCGAGGTGGCCTTGCCGCATGGGATGCAATTGTTGTTCAGGAAGCCCAACAGGTACATCACGGGCAACGATATGCCGGCACCCTGGACGATCGCGAGGCAGGCCGCTTTGTCCAATCCGGCCGCGATCAGAGGGTTCTCGATCGTCAGTTCAAAGAAGGTCTCCGCCAGCCTTACCGCGCGGGTCTGGTCCGTCAGATCGCAAGTGTAACCGAAGATGTGAATATCATCAGGGAACTGAAAAGCGTGGCGCGGAGATACTTTCAGTATCCCGGTGCAAGGCGCTCCATCGGGACCGGCAATGAATTTCCGCCGCTCCCAAACGTCCCAGGTGTCCTCGTATTCGTCGGAGTGCAGCCGGATCACTTCTGCGCCCCACCACCGCTCGCAGTCTTTCAAAAACCGCTCGTTATCCTCGTGCTCGGCGCGCGTTTCGCAGTAGGCTACAACCCCGCCGGGATGCGCCTTCAAGTCCATTGCAATGGCGACAGCGGACGCGGCACCGCATCCAAACCAGCGAACGCGGCGACGATCAGCCACCAGACTTCCCCTTGGCGATCTTTGAAGGACGATCCATCTCAGCCATGCGCCGATCAATCAGCCGAGTGGAACGAAGAAGTGCCCTTTTCATCACTCGTTGTTCCCCCTGCGACATATAGCGCAACACTGGAGCATTATCGGCCATAGGCCCGGTTTCCCGCGTTGATCATCCCACGAATGGCGTCGTCTTCCGCCGCCTCGGACGCGGCAAGACCCGCTGGCGTAATGACATAGTTCACGGCATCAAGCATCCGCATATAACCCCGCGCAGTCAGTGCCTTGATCGGCAATTCCCAGCGCCCGATCGGGATCATATATTGCCCCTGCGCCGCGATCATCAACACCGCTCGCTCGTCGTTGCTCAGCAAAGCAATGATATCAGTCATCTTTGAGCGCCGCCTCGATCATCTCTCGCCATTTTTCCTCAATTGCCGACTTGTAAATGATCGCAGGGCCGTCATCGGGCAAACGCCATGCTGCATCGAGCATCGCCTTGGTCGGCTCCCGCATAGCATCAATGACAACACGGACCATATCCTCGGGGTTAAATGTCCCATCTAAGGTCAAATAACTTCCCTCGTCCCGAGCAAACGAATACGGGCAGTCCTCTGCCACAAAATGTGCCTTCAGCGCTGCCGCCGCGCGACCGATCATCTCGCTCATGCCCGCATCGCCAGCGGCTCAATCCGCTCCATCGTCAAAACCTCCCGCGCCGTGATGAGTTGGTTCGCCGCGTTGACCACCTGGTTCATCAACTCGCCCTGCGCGTCCGTCGAGAGCCGCCCCATGTGCTCGAACCGCTGTAGCCGCCGGTAGATCGACATCCAGTGATGCAGGTAATGGAAAGCGTTCAATTCGTATAACTGCTTTTCCTGCCTCTCGTCCACCGCCGCCGCCAGCATCCCGCCCGTTCCGGTGTTGTCCAGGCTCGCGTGCTTGACGTAGTAATGCAGCGGTTCATCGAGATAGTAGATGCCGCGCTCCATGAGCGCCATCGCGGGCAGCACCATGTCCTGACCCTCGATGCCGGCCATCGGCCCATACTTCTCGAACAGGTCGCGCGACCACGTGCTCGAACCGGACGAGCCGATGAGATACTTGAAACACTCAGCGGGCGCGATCCAGCGCGAGCAGCGGTCAGGAAACCCCGTCTCGCCCGCGTAGGCACCTTCCGGGGTCTTGTACTCAAGCCGCGTACTGACATAGGACGGATTGAACGTCTCGAACGCCCATCGGGTGCGCTCGACCCGCTGCGGATGAACAAAATCGTCTGCCGAGCACATGATAACTAGATCGCCGGTAATGTGCTGGTGGAGCCAGTTCAAGTGAGCGTCCAAGCCGGCGTGGCCGCGATACTCCGTCTCCGGACAACGCATGAAGTCAACTTTTTTGGAGCCGCCGTATGCTGCCAGCGTTAGCGCTATCTCGACAGCGCTGCCGTCTTCCGACCCTTGGTCCGAGATGATCAGTTGGAAATCGTCCACCGTCTGATCGAGAAACGATTGCACGCATCGCCCGACATGCGCCGCCTTGTTCCGGCACGGGATGATCACCGTTACCGCCGCCATCAAACAGGCGACCTCCATCCCACAGGTAAGCCAGCGCGGACAGTCGGTTTCTCGAGCGCCCCCCAATACCCGCCATCTAGCTTGAGGCGCGCCTTCCGCAACCCCATTACAGTACCAATTCGACTGTTAACCTCACAGGCACTCCACCACCGCGACAAAAGCTCTCTTCTCGGGAGCCACTTGCGCCGAGAATCCGGCCCCTGAACATTCGCCATTCCCTCGGAAAACAAAAGAAGAATCCCACGACCATCCCTTGGCGCGGTTTCCATCGGTTCCCACCTCATCTCAGAACCGATGCACGATGAAGCTCATCCCATGCCAACCATAGGGCCGCCACAATTCGACATCTATGCCCCAATCGCGCAAAGCGGCGCGGCTTCCGAAGTTGAGGTTCCCTCGGCTTGACTGCCAATCGTCCATCAGCAAGATCATGCCGTCCTGAACGAGGTTTCGATCAAGCAGCGCATCAAGCACCGTGCGCGTCGAGGCATACAAATCGCAATCGATGTGGATGATCGACGGAGCCTGAAATGGCAAGAACCTCACGGTATCCTCATACCACCCCGGAACGATCACCACGCGGCTCGGCAGCACCTTGTCGAGATGATAGTGGATCGCCTCTTCCACCCCTGGTATCCGGCTATTCGGCGTACCCGGCTGCCACGCACCCGCGCGTATCTCGTAGCTATTGAGGTCAAGCCCCTGTTCAGGGACGCTCGGCATACCCTGGAAGCTGTCGAACAGCATCAGCCGTCCCGGATGCCCTAATTCCGCCATCAATTCGGCCAGTTTGCGCGCCGTGTAGCCGTTCAGCGTGCCAAATTCCAGCACGTCGCCAGGGATGCGCTGATAGGTCACGAACTCCATCGCGCAGCGAAACGGCTCGTCGTAGACCACATCGGCGCGCGCCTTGGTGTACTTCGGCGGTGGCAGGAGCGTCGGGTCATTGTCAGCCATCTGCACCGCCGTCATCGTCGCGCGCTTCCCACAAGACGCCATCTCGCCCACAAGGCCGCCCGATCAGCCGCATTTCGGCGCAAGCCACGAATCCATCGCGCAGAATTACAGCCTCGCGATGGTTGCAGCCCCAGAATTGAGCGCCATCGGGTGAGCCGACCTCCTTTAGAAGTCGCATAGCCTCGGCTTGCAACTCGTCCACGGGCCGCGTGTAGATGTACCGGCACGCCGCGCACGCCGGCAGGCTCACGCGCGGCGCTCCGGCAGGAACAGCAGCACCGTCGCGCCAAGAACATTCGCCAGCGCCACACCCCACAGGAAATACGAAATGCTCATTTCACCACCCTCAACGTGATCCGGTATTCCTTCAGGACGTTCAGGTTCTGCGCGATCAGCTTGCTGATCCCCGCATCGCCGCGCCAGTGTTCATACCTCGGGTCAAGCGCCTGCTCGACCTTCTCAACCTCGAAGTCCACGTCCCATTGCTCGGCAATCGGCGAGTTGGCCGCGCCATGCTCGCGAAAATAAGCGCACGCCTTCTTGCTCATCAGCCCCATCAGTTCCGGCGTGATCACCCGCACATGCGTCGGGTCGTTGAGGAAATCGTCGTGCCGGGGATGCGGGACGTTGATCTGCACGAGCACGCCCGGCTTGCAGACGCGGTAAAGCTCCTGCATCACATGGCGGAACCCGGCAACGTCCGCCCCCATGTGCTCCAGCGAATGGTTGAACAGAACCTCGTCAACCTCGTTGTCCAGCCACGGCCAGAGACAACCGCCGTCAAGATTGCACACCACGTCCGGCTCGCAGGCCGAGTAGCAATCGACGTTAATCCAACCACCCATGCGGTTGAACCCACTCCCCATGTTCAACCTCAACATTAGTCGATCCACTCCGCATGCCCCTCCGCCACAAACCGCTCAAACGCGTCGTGGTTCTCCATCCACCGATCCAGCAAATCCGCCACCTGCTCCGATGGGTTCGGCATATCGTCAAAGTCCGAGCCGCGCACGAGCAGCGTCTTCCCCGCCATCGGGTGCATCTCGGTAAATCGACTGACAATCCGAAGATCGTCCTTCGCCGGCTCCGGCGTCGCGAACCGCCGCGCGGCGATCCGCATACAACCGCGCGCTTCCGCATCCTTTACGCCGCGTTCAAGTGATGAGCAGACCAAATACAAAATCCTGCTCATCGCCGAACCCCGCAGCCAACGCCGATTAGATAGTGGGCCATTCCATAAAACCCCGTGGTTAGCGACTCATCGGACATGCAGAACACAAACACATTCCGCATATGCCGCCCCAGCATCGCCTTCAAATCGCCGCCCGTCATGCACGAAACGTGGCCCGCGCGGCTCTGCGCCGACGCGTATCGCTGGCTCTCCAACGACGGCATCCCAACAATCAGCCGACCGTCTGGCTCCAAACTCTCCGCCATGTGACGCAGCGCCTTATCCGCATCAGCGATATGCTCAACCACATCGAGCGAGTACACCGCATCGTACTTCTCAGGCAGCGCCCATTCGGCAATATCCCACCGCCGTGCCCCGGCCTCCGCACAAAACCGATCATCCACATCGTAACGGTCCAATTGACCCACTACATCCTCAACCAGCTCACCCGCAAATCCGTCCCCACACCCAACCTCCGCCACACTCGCACAGCCATCCAGCATCCGGGCGACTTGCTTATACCGACTCAGCGTGAACAGCAGAGTCTTGGGATCGAGACGCCAGCGCTGCGAGCACATCGACCCCAGAACCACGCGCGGAAAAGCTTCGCTCATCGGCCAATCCGCCACGACAGAAGCTGCTGGCTATGGAGAGGACAGATCGCTCCGTCAACCATCCGCCCCGAACCCTGCCCATACCGCATCATGCTCATTCGCCTTCCATGAAGGCCGTCCGAAGTTGCCGGTTGAACGCAATCCCAAACAAACTTCGCGGCAATTGCAATTTGCCTTCGCAGGCTTCTGGAATAGTAATCGTCACGCTATGCGGATCGCCAAACTCATGCGGCTCAAACTTCAGGTCGCATAGACCGCGATCCGTCATCAGCGGAATCTTCATGTACCGCTTCATCACGCCGCCCGAACCGAGACCATGCCGTTTACCCATGCCCGCAATTCCTCCGCAACCCGCGCAATCACATCCGACCATTGCTCATCCAACGACCGCGCAAAGATGCGATGCCCCGGATACCACTCCGTCGTCGTCTCCGACCTGAGCCACCTCCAATCGCGGCCCCGCTGGTTCACCAGCATCCAACACGGAATCCCCATCGCCCCCGCCAAATGCGAAGCCGCCGTATCAACACAAATCACCAGATCACATGTGCTATACACATCCACCGCCGCCCGCATGTCCGGCATCTCAGGAGCCATGTCCCGCAACAGCGCATGACAGCTCGCCGCGTTGATCTCGTCCGTCCCCCGCTGCCCTGCTTGGAGGCTGACGAACTCAATCCCACCCGCGCCAACCTCCGTCAGTCGCAGCATGTCGTCGAGCCTGATGCTCCGGTGTTGGTCATTATCGTGAGCCGCGTCGCCAAACCACGCAATGCCTACACGCAATCCAGGCCGATAAACCTGTATCCTAGGATTGGGGCCTATATACACCCCATCCCAATACGGACACGGCAGACCAAGCACGCTCGGAAGCCCCATCAACGGACACCACGCATCCACATCCACCTCCGGCATCGGGTCAGTCACACACCGCACATCCCAAGCCGGATACATCTCCCGAGCAAGCCCCAACAACTCCCGCTGAACATAAAACACCACCCGCTCCGCCCGACAATCAACCTCCGCCAAATACCGCAGCATCATCAACGTGTCGCCCAACCCCTGCTCAGCACGCAGGTACAAGGTACCGACCACACCCCCATCCCACCTCGGCCACGGATACCCAACCAAATCAGGCATCTTCAACGCCAACCGACACTCAAACGCTCGAAACCCCTCCAACCAACGGCCCGAAAAAAACAACGCAAACGCCTCCCCCAACCGCACAAGATTGTTCGTCGGATCAAGATCAGCAGCACGCAGCGCATATCTCAGCGACTCTTCATCCCGACCCAGCGTCGCCAACACATGCGACAAATTCGTATACGCCAACGCCTTCCCAGAATCAGCCTCAATACACCGCCGAAGAACCCCCTCCGCCTCAACACTCCGACCCGCCAAATGCAAATGCCACCCCAACGCCATCAACACATCCGGCACACCAGGCCTCAACTCATCCGCACGCCAAAAACACGCCGCCGCACCACTCCACCGACGATGCCGCTCCAACAGCCCACCCAAATTAAACCACGCCGCCGCATTCCCCGGATCATCCCGCAACACAGGCTGCAACAAACGATACCCCTGCGCAAAATCCTCCGAGCGAATCGCCGATACCGCCAGGGAAAGAAAATCAGTCATGTCTTTCTCGTGGAGTGAACATCACCGCACCTCCACGTAGTGCTCGCCAGGCAAACCCACCCCACGCTCAGACGCATCCAACGCACGCTCAAACACCAACCGCGCCCAGTTGCTCACCGGACGACCCTCCAGCGCCGCTGCCGCCCGTACCCGACCCAACAGCTCCGCCGTCATCGGTACAGTGATATGCTCCGTCTTCCTCATACACAACCCCATAACATACAGCGATGTACTAGGCAACCCCAAAAGATTTTGGCGGGGCGATGTGGTGTGCTACCCTAGGATTCACCCGCGCCGGTCCCGACGAGGGTCGAGGATGCCCAAGCTGCCCGTCTACCAGCGGCTGGTGAGGGCATGGATGGGGTTGCGGCTGGTAGCGAGGGACGTGCGACGCAACCCCGTCCTTGAACGGATATATTCGATGGCTCAGCAGTGGTGGCAGCCGGCAACTCAGGACGAGCAGGCGCAGCAGGCTCAGCCGGTGCTACGGACTCAGCAAGAGGCGCTACTGCGGCAGGAGCAGGCTCTACGGTCGCGGGGACTGGACCTGGCTCGGCAACAGGCTCGGCAGCCGCAGGCTCCCGGAACTCGGCTGGCGCCCTGAATTTCCGAGTATGGCGGATACGCTATCCGTCGAACCAGCCCAGAAAACACCAGGATATCCGCCACTATGTGGCGTGACCATTCTTCCGTTCCCCCACTTTGTCCCCCATCTCCGCGTGTCCATGGCTCTCTTGGCGCACGACACCGCACGCGTTACCCTGTGCCCCATGACACCACGCAAGCGCCAAGAACCACCGCCATCGCAAACTGGTATGGCTGACCATGCCGAAAATGAGGCAATCCTCAGACCAGTTGCGGCGCGCGATGAAACGATACGCGTAGTTGTTCGCGCGTTAGGCGGTCCTTGTGCTGTAGCGAAATTGATAGGCCGTCATCGGATAACGGTCTGCAACTACGTCTCGGGCAATTATCCTGTTCCATCGGATGTGGCATTGATGCTTGAATCTGAGACGAAACGGCTAACGACCGAGTTACTAGCGAGGACGCCAGAGCTTAAAGCACGGGCGGTTGATGCTGTGGCTAGAGAGTCTGTGACCCGCAACGCATCTCGGGAGCGTTATTTTCAGCGTTTTGGCCGGTATCCAGTGCCGGCGCGAGGGAACAAGACGCCTTAGCGTTTGCTAAACGGAGTTGACATGACTGACATGGTAGACACGCGAGTTTTTCTAACTCAGTCCATGAATCGAAAATAGTATACGGTATAGTAGCGTTTTCGCTGTAGTAGTGGGTAAGACGCTAAAAGTGCGCGTGTCAAGCGTTTCAGCACCTCCAACGCCGCAGAAAACCTAGGGTCACTGACACAAGGGTATGCGTGTCAGTGGCGTGTCAGTGGATCACTTTTGCATTGGATTGCGGCTGATGGTGCATTATATGCTATACATTCTCACACGGCGGAAGATTAGGATTGACACATGCTGTACGAAATTGACGACGATATACCTCTTCCTGCGGAATCGTGGGGCCGCTCGGCCGCTGTGCGCGCATTAGCGCTTGGTCAGAGCATGCTTGCGCATGGGTCGATTACGCTCGCTTGCAGCACGTGCAACCGTGAGGTTAAGCGGGCTTTGCGGGATGATGGCGTATGCAAGCGGTTTACCTGCCGCAAGATCGACAAACAGCAAGCGCGGATTTGGCGGATTGTGTAAGGCAACGGTCTAGCATGTCAAAAATATGCGTGACGCTATCTTTTTCGCTTGTCTTAGCGTGGCGCTATGGTAGGATGCGCCATCAGAGCACTGTGGAATTGTCCAAGTGCAAGTATGGGAAAGGTCCCGACGATGAGCGGCATTATTCTTTATCGTGGTCCTAGCATGTTAGATGGCGCACCGATCGTCTGCATTGCGACGGGGATTGAAGGCAAGGCCTCGCGTAATAGTAAGACGGGCGAAATGGTCCAGACTTGGATTTTGCGCGAGAATATTGCGCCTCATAAGGCAATTCACACTGGCGCAGACGTTTCGATTTGTGGCGATTGCGAGCATCGCGGCACATTGACTGCGGATATTCATGGTATGACGCGCAACGTTGGCCGTTCGCGTTACGTGACGGTGTTTCAAGCGCCGCTAGTGGTGTGGAAAGCTTACCATCGGGGTATCTATGCCGAAGCCAAGGGTGGCGAGCTGGCCTGTCGGATTGTGCGCCTTGGTGCATACGGTGACCCGGCCGCAGTTCCGTTTCACGTGTGGCAACGCGCGCTAGATGGTAGTGCTGGCCACAACGGTTATACGCACCAGTGGCGCGCCTATCCCGAGCTCGCGGCGTATTGCATGGCATCGTGCGATAGCGAGACTGATCGTGTTCAAGCGAAATTCCTAGGTTTCCGGACCTTTCGTGTTCGTGGCGAAACCGAGCCGAAATTGCCGGGCGAGGCAATGTGTCCGGCATCGGCTGAAGCTGGCCATAAGACTGTCTGCAGCGCGTGCAAGGCGTGTGGTGGTACGACGGCAAAGGCCAAGGCGGACATGGTGATCATTGCGCACGGGTCTGCAGCTAAGGTTAACGCCTGTCGGCGGCGGTTTGCCGCGTAACGAAGGGAAGGAGTCCCGCTATGACGGCATCGCTGCCGCCGGCGCTGTTGCGTCGGATTGGTGAGGCACTGTATGGGGAACCTTGGCAGAGCCGTTTGGCGGCGGATTTGGACGTTGCGGACCGGACGCTGCGGCGGTGGGTGAGTGGGGAGATGGCGGTACCTTCGGGGGTGGTGGAGGAGTTGCGCGTGTTGGTGCGCGGGCGCTTGGTTGAGTTTCGGTTGATCGCGCAGAAATTGGACGCTGCGACAGGCCCGGTTGATGGGGAGATGAGGTGATGCCGCTTCGAATGACGGGATCGGAGTTTCGCGATATCATGGCGCGGCTCAGGCTGCGCCATGTTGTTTTGGCATCTGAATTAGGCGTACATGAAACCACAGTAAGCCGTTGGGCGAGCGGCAAGATAAAGCCGATACCTGGATATGTGTCGGCATATTTGGCGTTGTATCAGGTCGCCTATCCCCAAGACGGGCGCAAGCCAATGCCCTGATAGCATCGCTTTTGGTCATACTCGCGCGGCTGCACGGTTTTCAGTGCTGGCACGATGGCGCGCAAGTCGCGCCCAAAAGTCTGTGCCGAACTAACCATGCCTTTGCCTTGCTGGCCTGACCATGTTGTGAAATCAGCGTACAGTTCTGAGACGATAACCAATTGCTGCGGATCGACGATGCATCGGTCTCGCACGTATGCGCCAACAGGTGAGCCAAGGTCTTCTAATTCGCGGATAGCTTCTTTCGCGCTATCGGGCTGGACAAAGAAACCGCGCGCACATAGTCGCTCATACCCCTCAATCGCCCATTTCAGGATGCCGGACCGCTCTTTGATCAGCTTGTTGAACATGCCGTGATCCTCGCGCCCATAGAACGAGTTTTCGAGTATGAGCACGATGAAGCGGCTTGCGAGCGCGCCGGATGCATCGGCGAGACGCGGCAGTTCATTGCTGATCAGGAGAAATTTTATATCTAGTTTGCCGGTCCAAGCATCGCGGTTTTTGCGATCGATGGTCACCAGGTCTTCGCCTGTGACCGATAGGATATGCTCGGATATGATCGCGGTATCGACTCGGCCGCTGATTCGTGCATCACCGATGAGGGCAAGGCGCTTGCCGATCAGTGGCTGCATGCCGAAATTTGTCGATAGGCCGATCAGGGTCGGAGCGACAACATTCGCAGGGCCTATCACCGCTTCTAAAATACGCCCGATGGTTCCCTTGCCGCTACGCTTTGGTCCTATCAGCATGAAGGCTTTTTGCTGGCTGTTGTCGCTGACAAGGCAATATCCGAAAATTTCTTGCAGCGTATCGATTGCCGACTGGTCGCTAGGCCATAGCGTTCGCAGGAAGCCAAACCATTCGCTCGGCGCTGGCGCTGCATCGTCATAGGCATAATCGAGCGCACTATGCGTGAAGAATGCAGGCGTATGCTTTAGCAGGGTGCGCGATGGCAGATGCAGCAAGCCATTTTCGCAGGACATAAGTTCGCCCGCGTCAATGTCTGGTACGGTATCACCTAGCCACGCTGGCGTATTGATCACCTCGCCTAGGTGGCAGACGTTGCCCATCGCGGCCGAAATCTCATTGACATTCGATTGCTTCGGGTGAAACGGAACGGTAATCGGCTTGCCGTCTTTGCTCTCCGATTGCTTGCAGGCAAGCTCTAAAAACAGATTGATATCGGCTTTGAGATAGTCGAGCGGCACGCCGGCATAATGGCTTTGCTGCCAACAATAGAAGTTGCCGCGATGCCTGATCAGGATAGCTTGCCCGTCGATTGTGTAGCGATCCTCTAAGAGTCGGCGAGCGGATATCATGGGCGAGTTAGGCGAAAGGATAAGCTCGCCGCGCTTGTACTCAAATCCGTTGACGCGGGAGAGATCGGGCAGCTTCACCGCAGCGCCTCAAGTTCCCACTCGATAGCGAGGTCGAGAAACCGGCGCGGCGAGCTGCCGTCGATCAGCGCCACGAGCTGGCGTGCGAAATGGGCGTATATGAGCGCGTGCTGCTCGGCGCGGTATGCGCGCCACTCGTCTTCCGCCGCCATGATGTCGTCGGCGACGGGGCAACCCCATACGTTATGAAAGGCTGTGTCGTTGAGCGGCAAGGCGTCTCCCCCGTCTCCCGAGCGATAGGACGCGGGCGGCCGAAACCCTGGTTGCCGGGGAGACGGTCGGTAGGGTGGTCAATCGCGATGATCAGTCACGACGGGCCGCCCGCATGGCAACTATGTGGGAACGGCTGCGCGGCGGCAAGCGTTAATTCCTGCCTAGGCAGCCACCTTCGCCGCGATCATGCTTTGCGCGAAACCATACGGTTGAAATAGAGACTGTCGGGTGTTTTACGACCCAACAGCTCCGGTTGAGGGTCGCGGGATTTTATCCGATGGTGCCGGCCATGATATCGTGCGCCTCATCTACCTGGGCCTGGTAATCGTCGCTGATGTCGCCAAGCCTCAACGCCCATTTCAGCACTTGGCTTGCGTTGAAGTAAGATGGCGAATTATCCCAATCGGCGTAGGCTTCGGTGTACCGTGCGTAAGTCTGTCTTTCAGTCATTTCGTCGTGCTCCCCTATTTGATGTCCAACATATAGGACGCTTGACGATAGCTGTCAACCATCTTATTTAGCAGACATGGAACAAATTTCGACGCTCCCCACACTCGACCAACTCGCCCAAGCAATCCGGCTGCACTGCTCCGTAAAGGGCATTGGCTTGCGCCAGCTTGAGGCGGAAACCGGCATTAGCAAGGCGACGCTGAGCCGTGCGCAACGCGGCCTGGAAATGCGCGCGAACCACTATCGGCAGCTTGTTGAAAAAATTTGGCGGCACCCGCTTTTTCCTGTTGACGTGTCCTAATCCACGTCCTATATATAAGTCAGAGACAAGGGAGAGACGCGATGAACGCAAACGCCGCCCGCTACCTGACCAGCGCCCAGCAATCCGGGAAATGTTCAGCGAAATACGCGCAGAAAAATGGGCGGAGAAGCAACTTTGTCGCATGATGGCGAATTGATGCTGCCGCCTTGGCTCAGCTTTGCTGAGTTGAAAGCGGCAGCGACGGTTCTGTGCCGGGCAACATGTCCAGCTAGGCATTGTTCGGAATGCTCGCCCGGATATGGGACGCTGGAATTGACGCGCGATATGCTGATCGCTGCCGATGAAGCTTACGCTCGCTCTAAATTAGAGAGAACGCCGTTCGATCTGCCAGAACCATTGCCAAAGCCGAAGAGCGCTCCAGCGAAGAGCCGGAAGCGCCGCAAGGCAAAGCTTGCGAAGAAAGCGCGCTAATCATGGGAAACCGAGCGCCAATAGCGCCTGATTAGGAGACCGAAAAATGATCGTTCAAACAGCCTCTGAAGCGCTCGCGCGCTATCAAGATTTCCTCGCCCGCGATGCTCTGGTGCAAAAGTCTTGGCATACTGAGAAAGACGGGCGGCAACTGGCCTGCGCCCTTGGTGTGCTTGGCGATAACCTCAATGGCGTGCGTGATTGTCCCGCGCAGGTCATGCCACGCTGGCTCGCGCAACATGTCGTCTGGTTCTTCGATGGTCAGGACATCGGCGATGCAAAGTATTGGGGCGCGCGATTCTACGCGGAACTGGCGCGCGTCAACGGCAATGTGCCGTTTAGCGTTGTGCACGACTGGCAGGCTAATTTTGTCTGCCCGCTAGCGATCGAAGTTGCGCAGAGGCGAAAAAGCGACGCTGCGCGGCACGCTGCCGTGCAGAAATTGCACCAGCGCGCGCTCGCAGGCAATCGGGCCGGCAAAGAAGAATGGGTAGCGGAGCTGCGGCCAGCCTACGCCGACGCCGACGCCTACGCCAACGCCTACGCCGACGCCGACGCCGACGCCTACGCCAACGCCTACGCCTACGCCAACGCCAACGCC